AATCGAGCGCGAAGGTACAGGACATGTTCAAAGCGGCACTCGACGCGCCGGCGATCTATGAGGAGGCCCACGTATGAGCAAGGGACGCAGGGGATACAAGGGCCCACGCAAGTACAGGCCCGGCGCGCAGCCGACATACTGGCAGACCGAGGCATACAATCAACAGCTCTTCACCATGTTCCAGAACGACCTGATCGAGCTCGCGCTGTCGCGTTTCCGCTGGCTCAACCTCCCCGAGACGTGCAACGAGCGGTTTCTGGAGTGGACGCTGCTAACCGAGGGGGCTGCGACGCTCGCGTACCCGAACGCGGGCGCGACGCTGCTATCCCTGCGCGCCGTGCAGCAGGGCGCGCCGAATATGTACGACGAGCCGCGCGCTTGGCGCGCGATGGGCATCACAGGCAAGACCGATTTCATATGCAATTGGGACAACGCCGTCTGGGTCTGGGAGAACCGCACGCGCTATCCCCTGCTCGTCAAGATTAACATCTGGGCGCGCGAGCTGGCCGACATCATGCGCACAAAACAGATCAATCGGTTCCATATGCGCATGCCGTTCGTCATCAAGAGCAACCAGGACCGGACATTCGACGTCCAGAACTTCTACAAGGCAATTGCCAACGGCGAGCCTTTCGTCCTGGCCTACGACAATTTCCAAGACATCCAGACGGACGCGACCATGCCCGAGCGCGCCAAGGAGTATATCGGGGACAAGCTACATCAGGAATGGGCCAACACGTGGGACGCTATCTACCGCGAACTGGGTATCGACTCAATGCCGTTCAAGGAGGAGCGCATGATCGAGGACGAGGTCAACTCGACTATGCAGCCGACCGAGCTCGCGCGGATGTCCCCGCTCAACACGCGCCGCGCAGCGTGCGACAAGCTCAACGCTCGATTCGGTGACCGCCTGGACGCTCCGGTCACCGTCGTATGGGCGCGTGACAACCTATCCAGCAACTACGATATCTCTCACCGCTACGACACCATGCTCGAGAGGGGGTAGGCAATATGTTCGATTTTCCCGAGGTGAGCGATGAGCGCTACGACTATATGACGATAACGCTCGGCGAGTGGCACGAGCTGGGGTTCTACAGGCCGCTCGAGGATGATTCGTGGCGCTTCGACGCATACAGCGAAGAGCAGTACACGCGACTGTGCGCCAAGTTTCTAAACAGATATTACGATCGCGAGGTGTCCATCACGGTACCGAGCAGATGGAAGCGCGCATACCTGCGCAAGCTCAACGAGATCATGCCCAAGTACAAGCTGCTCTATGCGCGCGTCGAACAGGGGCTTAACCCCCTCCAGGAATCGCGCGACCGCGAGAAGTCGCGCGACATCTTCTCGGACTTCCCCGAGACGATGCTCTCCGGAAACTCCGACTACGCGAGCACCGGCAACGACCGAGAGGCCGACACGATGCACGAGGGCAGCGCGACCGACAAGGCTCTGCAATTCGCAAGCGAATATAAGGACGTGGATGCTATGATTCTCGATGAGCTCGAGCACGTCCTGTTCACCTCGATACTCGTACCGACCGTCCCGCTTTGGTAAGGAGGTGAAGCGAATGTATACACCGATTCCGTTTTTCAACCCCTGGATGCTGACGAACCCGACACTCCCCAAGATGTATTGGGAGGTGAAGAGTCCCGAGCAGCTGATCGCGAACCTCTATTGCATCATCGACGCGATTAAAGACCCACTAAACGATACCATCGAGCGCTCGAATGAGAACGCGAGGGCAATAGAGGAGATCGAGAAGGTCATCGAGTCCATCGAGAACGGCCAATACTACGATCAGTACATCGACGGCCTTGCCAAATGGATTGACGCGAATATCCAGCAGCTCGTCGCGCGTCAATCAAAATACGTGTTCCCCACGTTCTACCAGGAACCTGATACCGGATGCTGGAGGTACGCTCTCATCGTCCCGAAGGGATGGGAGCATCTCGTGTTCGACTGGATTTTCGACGAACGAGACAACACCTACCACGTCCGCATCAACTATTAAGATAAGGAGCATCTATGCCTAACGTTTCCAAGTTTGGGGCCCAGACCGACAACTCGGTCGTGCAGGGCACCGTGACGGACCGCGCTATGGTCATCCCCGACATCCCCCCGCAAGGGCTTATGTCCGTCGGACCGCGCGTTACCCCGCATTTCGTCAAGCCTTCCCTTTGGTCCGCGTTCACCACGTATCACTTTTTCGACGCGGTTCACGATGCTGCTGGAGCGTCGTATGTCGCTATCAAGCCGGAAGTGCCCGCAGGCACCGAGCTTACCGATGAGGAGTATTGGTTCCTGTGGGCCGATCCGAACAGCCAGTTCGCGGAGCTTAGCGAGCTGGTGAAGACCTTCAACGGGCGCATCACGCAGAACGCTGCTGACATCGCGATGACTAAAGAGAAGTACGCCCGCACGTACGCATCAGTTGCCGAGATGGGAGCGGACACGTCGGCTAAAGCCGGTATGATCGTGCGAACGGCCTCATTTTACGAAGGCAAAGACACCGGTGGCGCATGGTATCTGCTCAAAGATGCTGATCCAGAAGCCCCCGCAAATGGGAAAGACACCATCGCGTGCCAAAACGGCATTAACGCGGTTCTGATCAACGTGGAAGAGGAGATTATTCCCGAACAGTACGGAGCGCATGGTGATTTGAGCGCTGATGATACTAACGTACTACAATATTGCATCGACCTCGGTATTGCCGATCATAAGCCGGTAAAGATGTTCGGTCGTTATGCCACCGGCAGCCCGCTAAAGCTAAAGACTAAAAGCGTACTAGTGGGCGGATACACCAACGATGAATACTCTTCGACTTCGCTTATCCTTAATTCGACCACTGATATATTCTCTTTGCAGGATGATGTCATCGGTGCACAGATCAGGGGATTTTGCTTCGATAAAGCATCAAAGACTAATTCCGGCTATTTCATCAATTCCACGCATATCCTTAAATGGTGCGAGTTCTCAAACTGCGGTTTCCGCAATTTCGACCAGGTATTCAACGTCTCCGTTCTGGGATGCCGCTTCTATAATTTCTGGATCAA